AACAGGTGCTAACACTACTCCGATCATAGCTAAAAAGGTTCTGGTTTCGGACCGTGATCGGCACATCATCGCGTTTGGTTGCGACAGTGAGCTTAATCCTGGGGTTCAGGATCCGTTGCTCATACGGTTCTCGGACCAAGCTTCTTTAACCGAGTGGAACGCTACGGCGACCAATACGGCTGGGGACTTGCGCCTCGGTTCTGGGTCCGAGATCATTACGGCTGTTGAAACACGACAGCAGGTACTGGTATTTACGGATGTATCGCTGCATGCGATGCAGTTCCTTGGGCCACCATTTACCTTTGGTATCAATACTGTGTCTGAAAACATCACGATTGCTGGTCCGTTGGCGTCTATTGCGGTTGAGGACAACGTGTATTGGATGGGCGCCGAAGAGTTTTATGTCTACGGCGGTGCGGTACAGCGGTTGCCGTGTACTGTTCGGGACTATGTGTTTAGCAACATTAACTCCGATCAGCTTGAAAAAGTTACAGCGGGTACGAACACAGCATTTTCTGAGGTTTGGTGGTTCTATCCATCGGCTTCTAGCACTGAAAACGACAGCTACGTTGTGTACAACTACCAGCAGCAGATCTGGTATTATGGGTCGTTAAACCGTACATGCTGGTTGGATCGGGGTGTAGAGGATCTGCCCGTTGCAGCGGCATCGGATCATGTCTTGTATTATCAGGAGCAGGGTTTTGACGACGGTAGTACAAACCCAGCTAGTGGTATCAGTGCGTACATCGAGAGTAGCCAGATGGATCTAGGCGAGGGGGATCAGTTTGCATTCTTGCGTCGTATGATTCCTGACCTAACATTCCGCGACAGCACCAATCAAACTCCACAGGCCACGATGACGCTCAAGACTCGTAATTTCCCTGGTGGTAATTACTTGCAGACTAACGCAAAGGTCGTGGAGAAAACTGCAACTGTTCCGGTGGAGCAGTTTACTGAGCAAGTGCATGTTCGACTAAGGGGTAGATCGTTTGCCTTTAAGATCGAAACAACGGATGCAGGCACAACGTGGCGGCTGGGTTCACCGAGGGTGGATATACAGCCAGACGGGATGCGTTAATGTCTCGTAACCTTGTCCTTCCTTTCTTTCCTGTTGCTCCGAAAGAGTATGACCAGCAATATCTAGCAGAGATTGTTCGTGCGTTTTCTGTATACTTGGAGCAGATGCAGAACCCGGGGGAGGGGCGCAATACTTTTGCGGTATTTACTAATCTTCAAACAGATGACAGCGGACTGGAGCCGGGGGCTATCTTTAACCATGATGGTTATGTTAGAGTGCCCTTAGCTTATTCTCCGTATGTTCGTGGTTCACAAGCTACGGGCTCTGTCGGAACAGTAACGGTGACAACATGAGTGTAATTATAATGCCAGACGGCTCCCGCTGGAAACCTTCAACAAGTTCTGATACAGTCCATTGTGTGAACTGTACGAACGCGGTTGACACGCCGGAAGAAATTGCAAGCTACCCTGATGGTAATTGTCCCGATTGTGGACAGGCTTGGACAGGCGCAGAGAAACGCAGCACGATGATTACTGTGACCGCGCCTGAAGCTATCAAAGGGGAAGCGTAATGAGTTTAGGATCTATATTAGGTGGCATAGCGGGGTTATTAATTCCCGGCGGTGGAGCGGTAGCCTCGGCCATTGGATCCGGCTTGGGCGGTTTAATCATTGATAAGAAGAAACCTAAAGACGCTATTAAAGACGCTTTGATTGCTGGAGTTGGAGCCAAGGTCTTTGGTCCTGCGATACAAGGCTCTGGAATTGGAAGCGCAATTACCGGAGGGTTTGGATCTCTTGGTTTAGGTACGCAGGCTGGTTTGCAACAGATGGCAACTCAACAAGCAGCGGCTCAAGCAATACAAGGCACAACGCAAGCTAACCTCTTAGCTCAAGGCTCACAGAAGGTTGCTGAAAAAGGTATTATGGACAAGGTTCTCGGAGGTAATCCGATGATGCTTTATACGGGGCTCACGGCCCTTGGTGCGGTTGAGGAGCTTACGAAACCAAAGAGCGGTTTAAATCAAGAGTTGTATGTCGATAGATATACTGGAAGACGCTTTAGCACTCCAGAGGCCCGAGACGAATACGAAGAAATGTTTAGGCGCAAGCATCAATTTGAATACCCTGATGGCTTGCCTCCGCGTTCTGATGGTTTTGCCCAAGGTGGATACATCGAGGGCCCAGGGACGGGGCGCAGCGATTCTATTCCGGCTACGATATACCAAGATGGACAGCCTGTGCAGGACGCCGCGTTGTCTGATGGTGAATTTGTAATGACAGAACGCGCAGTTAAAGGCGCAGGAAACGGTAATCGAGAGCAGGGCGCGGCTAAAATGTACGCCATGATGCGAGATTTTGAGCGAGGTGCAGCATAATGGCCGAAGGTAGTACACAAACAAGCATTCAGGATATTCCTGATTGGATGAAAAACTATATGTCTACGGCGGATCCCAACTATACTGGGATTCTCGACGAGGCAATGCGTCAGTACCAAGCTCGTTCGGGACAATTAACCGACCAACAACTTGCTGACCTTCAAATGCCTAACCGACAGGTTGCAGGCAGAACTCCTCTTCAAACACAAGCAACGCAATTAGCGCAATCTGGGGTTGGTTCGTACTTGCCAATGCTACAAGCGGGAGCCGGAAGCGTAGGAGCGGGGGTCACGGGCCTTGGTACTGCGTTGCAAACAATGCAGCAGGGGTACAACCCGTTAGCTGCGGCGCAGCAAATGGTAACGGACTCATATACTGGGGCTGTTCCTTATCGTGATTTTGCTGTTGAGCAATTACAAGGTGCAATTCCTGAAGTACAAGCGGCTGCTCAAGCCGGAGTAGATGTTGCTGCGCTAGGCCGTCAAGGCGTAATAGAAGCTGGGCAACGCGGGGAAGCGGCGCTGACAGGGGCTGCTCAACGTGGTGAACTTGCTGCGGCGGGTGGAGTTCGCGGAATAGCCGACGCTTCAAACATGGGCGTACAAGCTGGTCAGGAAACAGCACAGAATATTCTAGGTCAGGTTGGGGCAGGTCAAGCTGCTTTGACTGGATCGGCTTCTGACATCCAAGATATTGGTGCGTTAGCACAACGCGCAGGTATGGGTGCAGGCGCAGACGTAATGAATTTAGGTCGAAAGGCCGAGGGCGTAGGCCTTGGGGCATTGGAACAGTTGCCTGAATACGGGCAGCGCATGGAAAGCCAGGGGCAGCAGACCGCGCAGAACATTTTAAAGGCTGGTAGTGCGGCTGACGAGCTAGGCCAGTTTGGTTTAAGCGCGGCGCAGGCTGGTATATCCGGCCTTCAAGGATCGGCGGCAGAGTTCGATCCGTCAGCTATTGGCGATTACATGAACCCATACGAGCAGTCAGTAATTGACGCCGCTATGGCGGATGTGGCTCGCGCTGGGCAGCAACAACAGAATCAACTTGGTGCAACAGCCGTTGGTGCGGGGGCCTTTGGTGGCTCGCGCCAAGGTATTGAAGGCGCGGAGATTAGTCGAAACGTGTTAGACCAGCAGGCTAAGACTGCTGCGGGAATGCGTCAGGCTGGATATGAGAGCGCGTCTCAACGAGCTCAAGCTGCATACGAAGCGGCCAAAGGTCGTCAGCAATCAGCAGCAGGTCTTATGGGTCAACTTGGTCAGGCGGGTGCGGGCACAGGGTTGCAAGCTACGCAAACGGGTATGTCGGCAGCAGGTCAAGCCGGACAAGCGGCTATGCAAGGTACACAAGCGGGTGCGAACACCGCGGCACAGGCTACGCAGCTTGGGCTGGCGGGCCTTGGTCAGGCCGCAGCAAACCGTGCCACGAGTGGACAACTTAATCTTGCTGGCACTGGGCAGGGCATGCAGGCGGCGGGTCAAGCCGGAGCCATGGGTGCGCAATCCGCGCAGATGGGTATGGGCGCGGCACAGCAAGCGGGTCAGGCTCAGATGCAAGGAGCGCAGATGGGCATGCAGGGTGCACAATCAGCGGGTCAAATGGGACTGGCAGGGGCGCAAACGGCTGGTCAAATGGGCGCACAAGGAGCGCAGATGGGTATGCAATCAGCACAACAAGGTGCTGGACTTGGCATGCAGGGCGCACAGATGGGCATGCAAGGCGCAGGTCAGGCGGCAGGTTTGGGTGCTCAAGTTGGTCAGATGGGTCAGCAGTACGGCCAAATGGGACTGGCGGGCGCAGGTCAGATGGGCGCGATTGCTGGTCAGTACGGACAGTTGGGATCGGGTATTGCGGGTGTTGGTCAGGGTCTAGGATCCTTGGGCATGCAGCAAGCGCAACTTGGCGAGGCGCAACAGGGTCTGAACCTAAACGATATGAACACTTTGATGAACATCGGTGGTCAGGAGCAGCAGCAACAGCAGGCAATTCTGGACGCGCAGTTCGCAAACCAGTATCAACAGTATCAACAGCCGATGCAGGAGCTTGGTTTCTACTCAGATATTTACCAAGGGATGCCGATTGGTCAGTCAAGTTTCACGCAGGCTTCTACGCCGAGCCCAAGTTTCATGTCACAGGCTGGCGGGTTAGCCACCGGACTTTACGGTATGTACCGCGCAGGACAGTAAGGAGTTACTATGAACGTAAACGACAGAAAGCTCTTTTCGAATCGAGGCGCAAGAAACCGTTTGTCCCAGATGAGCGGTATCATGACTTCGTCCGAGCCGTTAATGAATGAGGTACAGAAGTTTGAGCGTGGTGGCGGAGTAAACTTTGCGGGTATTGCTTCTGGGCAACTGTCGGACACGGACAATGTGGCAGAGGTTTCTGCATTGATTCAACGCTTCATTACAAACACTGATCCAAACTTTAAAGAGCAGATATTCGGTGATGCCCGAGCGGACATTACGTTGGAGATGGCGCAAGACAAGATCATAGAGATTTTGACGCAACGTGGGTATGGAGCAAGCGAAGCTTCTGATCTTGTGTCTGCCGCTTCGTCTCGATTGTTAGATCCTAATCTTGAAAGTTCCTTTAGACCGTTAGGAGAATCTCCTAACTACAAATTAAATCGTCCAGAGAGTTATATTAATAGAAATTACCCTGAGCTTGGCGGGGACCGGACGTTCAGAGATCCAAGTCAGCAGACTGCCGCGATTCCTGTTTCGTTGCCCACGGCGGAGTTAATGCCCAGCAATGTGAACCCAGAGGCCGCTCAAGGTGTAGCTTCTTTAATGCAGCCTCCTGTTTCTAGTGGACCTAACGTGGAGCAAACACTTACGTCGGGGCCTTCGGTTGAGTCGCAACGCCCTGTGTTGGCGGGTGTGCCGACGGGTTCAGAAGATTTGATGGTGGGTACATCGGACTTAACCAGCCCTATATTGCCGCCTTCTTCACCTCCTGAAAGCAACGACTCTGGAGAAGTTGAACAAGAATACATTATTAACATCCCAGGGTTTTCAGAACCTGGCGAATATTTGCGCGTTAAAGCAAGTACATTAATGAAGTTAAACGATGCGATTCCAGATCTTATGGGTCAACGAGACGCATTGGTGGAAGAGGCTCAACTCATAGAAGATAGCGTTAGAACTAGGCCAGGAGACGCTGTTGTTGGGACTCGTCTTAATAGGTTGTTTGAGCCGAGTGCCCCAGAAGCCGTAGCGTCTCAAGACTCTGTGATGTTTCCTGGAGAGTTGTCTAAGGCTTTTGTTCCTCAACAGGATGTACAGACAGAAGGGTTTATTCCACCTACTATCGGCGCAACGGAACTCAATACTCCGGCTGTTCGCAACGCCATGGCGCAACCTCCGAGTGCGGGCTTGGCAACAGAGCTTATGTTGGCGGCGCAACAAGGACCCGCTCCGGATCCAAACGATGAGATATTGGCTCAAGCTCGGGCGCTTTTGTCTGATGAAGCTAATGCTCGTATTGACAGCGGAGACACACAAGCAATTATAGCCAATGCTCTGGGCCCAGATTCCCCATTATTGGAAGCAAATCAACTTGCTTCCGAAGAACTAGCCGCAGCTGCGGAGAACGAAGGTTTTGTTCCAGTGACCTTAAATCAGGGCACGATGGGTATGTCTGTCTTTGACTACAACCCAGAAACAGGGGCCATCCGCCCACGCGGAGGCAATGCGGAGATCATGCTAGGAGGCGGATCAAAAGCAGAAGCTAACGTGCAGAAGATGGTTATAGATCAGTACAACTTCGACACGAACGTACAGCCTCAAATGGAAGCTGAACGCGTTGCCGAGGATGCGCAGCAAAGGTTTGAAGCAACAGGATCTGGAGAATTTTTAGATCTAGCAGCGAAGGCTGCGAGAGACGCTCGTGAAATTGCGGCCAAAGAACCCGAGGCTCCACCCTCTGCGGTGGATCAAGTTCTTAGTAGGACTAAACCATTTAAAGATGTGCCCTATGCACTGGATGAGATTGAGGCGCAACAACTCCAAAAGGCGGAAGCCGCAGCAAAACCCGAGGTTGTAGAAGCCGAAGCAGAAGCGGCGGCTGTAGAAACCGCTGACGAGGACGTAGGCGGCGATCAAACGACTCCTGACTTAACCCCAGAGCAACGAAGAGAAGCGGCGGAGAATGCGGGTAGATCTGGGCCCTCGAACCTTGAACCTATTGTAGAGATTGCTAACGATCCAGATCTAACCCCAGAGGAAAAATCAGATAAAACGTCCAATCAAATCTTTACTGGGCTCACGGGCCAAGAAGTTAACTTGTCTCCCAAAGAATCGGTCAAGGCGTATGAGAAAATGTTTAGCGAAATGCTAGGCATGAAAGACAAAGACGCTGAGAAGGAAATGTGGCACAACATGGCAATGATTGGATTTGCTATAGCCTCGGGCGAAAGCCCTAATGCTCTGTCCAACATAGCCAACGGGTTGCTTGCGGGCACGAAGATGATGAAGCAGGATCGAGCATCCGAGCAAGCGCGTAAAGATAAAATTAACATGTTGGCATTGTCCGAGGCCAACGAGGATCGCAGACTAGAGGCGAGACTTCGGAACGCTCGAACGGTTGCAAGTATGCGGGCAACAGGGGACGCAGTCGGAATGCGAGATTTTAAATCCCCTATTGATGCAATTCAGGCCGCAGAAACTCAAGTAGCCAAAGAAATTGAGAATGCTACATTGGTGCTTAAACCGGGAGAGACGGTTCAAAGTGTAGCTATAAGCCGGGTAACTCCTATTTATGAGGCTATGGGCGTTGACATGAGCAACTTTTCGCCTTTGGCTGCGGGCGGCACTCGACAATTAACAATGCAAGAAACGGAAGCAGCGGCGAAAGCGGCAGGGAAATCAGAGTTTGTATTTGGAGGACAACGGTATCCCGTTCGTTAGTAGAGAGGAAAAACAATGGCCGAAGAATACATTCCTCCGGAACCGCTAGGACCAGTAAACGAATACATTCCTCCGGAACCTTTAGGACCTATAGACGAAGAGTCGGATCAAACGGTCATCGGGTCGATAGCCCGTGGTGCTGGTGCGGGTATCGTAAACATCGGTCAAGGTTTGACAGAACTGGGAGCGGCGGGTCTAGCGTCTGCTGATCTAATAGAAGACGGGGCCCAACAGAAAGTCACCGAAACCTTTGAGGGCGTGAAGGACAGTCTGGGCCTAGTGCCAGAACGCTCCGCAGGTAAATTCGCAGAAGTTATTACGACATACGCAACCCCTGGGTTAGGGGTGTTTAGTCTTGTTTCCAAAGCGGACAAGGCCCGTAAAGCTTTGCAATCAGGGACCGCGATTCCCGCTGCTCGAACATGGTTCGGTAAGGCCGCGCAATCGTTTGGAAGAACTGCACCCAAAGCTTTGACCCAAACAAGAGCGGGTCGCGCTGCTCTGACCACGGCGGGGACAGGCATAGCAGATGTGTTGGTGTCTCCTAGCACCATGACCACCTTGGCAGATAGCTGGGACGCTATGCCAGATCTTATGAGAACAGAAGATGAGTTCGGTCTAACGGGTAAGGAGCTCGCAGCGGTACGGCTGAGAAACAAGTTCCGGCTTGGTATAGAAGGCGCGGGCTTTAACCTTGCTGGGGAAGTTGTGCTGCCTGTAGCGGGGGCCGTGATTCAAGGCATTGGCCGCACAGAATTATCTGGCGTTCCGACTTTGGCTCGTGGCCTGTCGGCTGGAATGAATTACTTAGGGGATAAAGCAAAAGGTTTGTTTCCTAAATCTGCGGACTTTTTAAAGAAGAACTTTACCGCGGATGGGCTGGCACCCAACGAAATAACCACCGCTGTTCGTACCGCGGAAGGCATGACCGAGGCTCAAGAAGCAGCGGCATCTAAACTTTTACGCGAGTATGAGTCTGCAATCAGCAAAGCTATTCGCCTGCAACGTCTTACAGGTCGGGGCAAGTCCGCCACGCAACGAGCGTACAACGACACGATGGACTTTCTCACAGGCAACATGAGTAAGGATGACTTTACTAAGGTTTATGGTGCCAAGGCCCGGACTGCTGTGGATAACATGCGCAGTAAGATCGATGATCTAAGCGTAGAGTTTGAAACCTCTGTTCGCTCTGCTCCAAACCTTGATCCTGCCCGACAGGATGAACTCTTACAGCAGTTCCAGAACAATCAGGGGACATACATCCGACGGCTGTACGAGCTACACTTGGACCCAAAGAAGTTTCAAGACGTAAACCCAGCGTCCATGCCTCAGTACAAAGAGGCCAAGCAACAAATTATAAATGTCATCCAAACTCGGACCCCGACCATTGATACTCAGACCGCGGACCAACAAGCCACGCAGTTTATCAACGACATATTTAACAAGTCTTCAGTCAACTCCTTTGGTTTGACGCCGGAGGCGGCAGCTAGACAGGCTGGTTCTGGGGTGGCGAAAGGCGCGAAGGAAGTGGTAGGGCGCACCTCGCTGTTTAAGTTGGCAGACGGAATGTTAAAAGATCGTTCGGCGTTCTTGGAACAGGCTCCTGTGCTGCGGGAAATGATGGGAGAGGTTCGTAATCCAAAGGAGGCGTTCCTACGCACAGTGGACAACATGTCTACTACGATGGCCTCGCAAAGATTGTTTGACTCGATCAGCAACACCGCACAGTCTGCCTCGACCCCAGGGCAAGTTCAGTTCTTTGACGAGGCCGTTCAAAAGATGAACGCAGGCGGTCGGCCCTTTGCCATCAACGGAAACAACCTGACTGATGATCAGGTCAAAGTTCTTACGGAAGAGTTAAACTATACCAAGATGGGGGAGGCTGACGAAAAGAACGTGTTCGGTGGCAAGTATGGATCTTTGTCTGGCAACTACGTTCCGACCGAGATTGCTAATAGTTTGACTACACCAAGTCGATCACAGTCTTTTGTGCAGGATGCCCTTGCTGTATCCTTGCAACTCAAAGGTCTGTCCCAGATGACGAAGACGGTTCTTAATCCGTTGTCACAGGTTCGTAACTTCTTGTCGAACACCTTTGTTGTGGGGGCAAACGGATTGCTTGGCCGCAACATGGGCATCTTTGAGAGCGGACAAGTGCTGGTAGCTAACGCGGTGGACAGCCCAGAACAGTTCCGGTTGCTCAAGGCTATGCAAGACGAAGGCGCCATCGGTCAGAACATCCAACTCAACGAACTTAAAAAGTTGATGCAGGAGCAGACCGAAGAAGGTGTATCCTCTCTTCTTACTAAAGGCGGCAGTTTAGTTCGCAAGACCCCTGTCATCGGCACTGGGGTAAAGTTTATGGAAAAAACTTACCAGTTAGGTGACGACTACTGGAAGGTGGTGGGTGCTCTTGGCGAGAAAGCTCGGTACGGCGCAGCAATGCGTAAGGCTGGTATTGATATAGACGATCTGACCGCAAAGCCTGTTTCGGGGAACGAAACCCCTGAAGAACTAGCAATTATTATGGCGGAAAATGCACAGAAAGCAGCGTTTAAGGACGCAATGACCAAAGCAGGGTTGGCGCAACGAACATCATCTATCGCAGACACAGACTTTGGCAACATGCTGGCAACAGACTTGGTCAAGCAGACCATGCCTACATATTCTATGGTTCCTGAAGTCATTAAGTCCCTGCGTCGAATCCCTGTTATGGGTAACTTCATGGCGTTCCCTGCGGAGATCATTCGCACATCGGGCAACATTGTAAACCGAGCGGTTAAAGAACTAGGGTTCAAGGCTACCCCTGAAATGATTCAAGCCATGGGTGAACAGCAAGCTAGAGCGTTCGCTCGTCAGGTGCGTGGCATTGGGGCCGAGCGTCTTACGGGTTATATCTCTATGGCTACGGTTGCACCTGTTGCAATGCGGGATGCAGCGCATAACATTTTGGGCATTACCGAAGCAGAAGAGGATCTTCTGGAAAAGAACAAGCCGTTCTGGTCTGTTGGTAACACGATGATGTTTTTGGAGAAACCAGACAAGGACCTGAACGCAGAGGTTGTCGATCTGTCATACATGCTTCCTTATGAGTTTATGCTGGCTCCTGCACGAGCCGCTGCGGAAGTCTACCAACAGAAGGGTGAGATCGGGGCCAACGAGGCAGAGCAAATTGGTTTCGCTGCGCTTGAGGCGTTCAAGAAGTTTTCGGAGCCGTTTGCATCAGAGGCTTTAGCAACGGAACGTCTTATTGATGTTACTATCCGAGACGGTAAAACCCAGACTGGCGCCGAGATCTATGAGCCCGGGGAACTTTGGGGGGACAAACTATCTAAATCCTTGGTCCATGTAGCGGGAGCCTTCATCCCTGGGATCGTGGAGCAGGCTTACACCGTCAAAGGTGGTGAGATTGTTTCTGGCAGATTAAACCGCGCAATCACAGGTGAGCCCGGAAAGACTGGTGATCCATTTACGGTGGCGGAAGAAGCGGGCACAATGCTCACTGGTCTTCGTCCCTTGAAAGTAAACATCGGGAAAAGCTTGGGATTCGATGCTGGTGCATACACTGCGGACAGGTCCAGTGCGGTTCAGATCTTTACAAAGGTTGCGGACGACAACGACGCTACAGTAGAAAGCATTCTGGATGCGTATGTTCAAGCAAACACGGCAAAACGTCGGCACCAAGCTGTCTTAAAAAGTAAAATAGATGCTGCAATGGACGCTGGGATGACTCGGGCTCAGATTATTCAAGCATTTAAAGACACCCCAGTGTCTCGAAAAGAACTACGGAATATTCTTAACAACCGATACGACCCAATCAAAGTCAGTCGGTCATTGATTAGAGAAGTCGCCCGAGAGGTGAACGTCAAAAAAGAAAACAGGATTCTTCAACGCGTTCCTACAAAAGAGATAAACGAAGTTCGTAGATCTCTAATGAACACTGAGATAGTCGGGACTCAACAACCTACTTATGTTCCTCCGGAGCCCTTGGGTCCCGTGGTTTCTCAACCCGTGGTCCCACAACCTCAACCTAGTGAAACCTTTGTAGGGCAAGCGACGGATACGATTAGCGGATTAGCGGATCGAGCAACGACTGGCGCAACAAACTTATTGCAGCGAGCTCAGTCTCTGGCTCCGTCAGTCTTGGGCAGTGATCCAGCGGCGCAGGCTGCTAACGAAGAAATCCTACGCCGCCAACAACGTCAGTAAGCTTCGACGGTTACCTTAACACCGTTGCCGCCAAACAACCGTACCAGTTCATCGGCTGAAGACTCTACTTCTTTGAGAATCTCTTCGTCGTCGGTCAAGGCGGCTAGGTTCAGCGCCTCTCCTACGAAGTCCATCAACGCGTGAACCTGTAACGGGTGCATTTGTTTCAGTCCTAGTGTCGGCATGTCATCTTCAATCATTCGATTTCTCCCCAATCATCTTTAATATCTACGTCAATTTTAGAAGGGACCTTGAGCGGTATACCTGTTTCCATGATGTCCTTTATCTTAGCCGTCTGTTCTTGGCTCTCTATGTTAAAGCATAACTCATCATGAACCGTGAGCATAGGAGTAAGTCCCTCGTTGTAACAATCAAGCATCGCCTGTTTTGTTTGGTCGGCTGCTGATCCCTGGATCAAACGGTTGAGCGCCTTGTAAGTAAACGCTCGTTTGATGTCCGATCCGTACTCCTTCTGTGCATCGTCGTGAGACATGGCTTTGCCCACTCCGAACTTCTTAGGCTCCCACAAGGGAAACCTGCACTTACGGCCTAGCAGAGTGCGTATATGACCGTTCTGGTCAGCCCTCTTGGTTGCCATGTCCGCAAGCTGCTTAACAAACGGAACCTTACTGCGGTGCCGCTTGATTAAATCCTTGGCGTCGTCCGAAGCAATGCCTAGCTGATCGGCCAGTTTGGCTACGCCCATGCCGTACATAATCCCCAGGTTCACAGTCTTGGCTTGCTTACGCGTAATTCCTGCAAGGTCCGCCACCATCTGGTGTAGATCAACATCGCCACTGTTGAACTCATCCACCACATCATCCACCACATGACTGCGTAACTCAGATGGAACGCTCGCTGCGAAGTGAACCAAGAGCCTCGGTTCTTGGCTTGAGTAGTCGAACGATCCCCATTTCATCCCCTCTTCTGGAATAAACAATCCGCGGATCATCTTCTTGATGTCCGGATCACGAGCAGGAATCTGCTGTAGATTAGGGTTGGATGACGAAAACCTACCCGTAACCGTGCCGCCCTCATCCCTACGGGTAGAGTGGAGCTCCGTATGAATACGTCCATTATGCTCGTGGCGCAGAATGCTATCAATAAACGTAGCGTCTGCCTTGTCAAACTCACGCAGCTTAACCAGTGATTGGCATATCTCAGCCGGGTGATCGTTCAGAAATGACTTGGTAAAGGACGGCGCACCTTTCTCCGTGGTAAGGTATTCCATACCTAGCTTGTCAAACATCTTCTGGATCGAAGCGGATGCCCAGATGTCCACTTCCATCCCCGCTTCTTTCTCAATCTTAGTTCTCAAGAGTTTCGACTGCTTACGAATCAGCTTCTTGTTTTGCTCTGCCTTGTCCAGATCAACGCGCACACCGTTGGTACGCATGTCCAACATGCAGGGTATCAACCCGTTCTCAATGTCCCAGATGTGCCAGAGTTCTTCTTCCTCTAACCGTGCCTTTAATGCGTCCCACAGTTTGAGCGTAGCAACCGCGTCCTGCTCGGCGTAGGCCCCCACATATTTGGGCGGAAGCTTGTACATCCCTGACTTAGGATCAACGCCCCACTCCTTGGCCGCTGCTTGCAGAAGCCGTTCGTTCTTACGCATGGACACAAAGTCCCGAGCCATGGAATCAAGACCAAAGGACCAACGGTTTTCATCCACCAGTGCCCCTGAGATCATCGTGTCGATAATCCTACCCTTGATTTCTATGCCCTCGGCTCTCAGCCAACCCGCATCGTAGATTGCGTTGTGCATAATCACGTTCATGTCAGGCACAGACATCTGTTTCTTGAGCCACCGCAGGGTAAACTTGGGGTCTAGGTTATGCGAGTTCTCGTGCCGAATAGGAAAGTACCCTTGGTATTCTCCCGCTGCCACCGCAATACCTATGATGTGGCCGTCCTTACGGGCCCACCCTGGGCCAAGAGTCTTGATGTTGGGATCATAGGTTTCCAAATCCACGGCCACATTCTTGTACCCTGTTAGGTCAGGATAGTCCGGAGGAATGTTCCAGTCAGCATCTATCAGATTCAACTCGTTCTTAATCTGGTGGTGCAGCGCACTGCCAAAGAGATTATCTTGCATTCTTTTCACGCATCCTTTGGATGATTTCTTTGTGCCGAGGTAATAAAAGAGACGGTACGTCTTTCTTATCCCGGTCTATGTGCTCCGAGCCCAAGGCACTATACCCGGCCTTGTCCACCCAAGAATCCTCGTGGTCGATGTTCTCAACCAAACGCGCACTCTTTACCCAATCCATCATCAACGCGACATGCGCAGCGGTTACATGGCCGTGACTCTTTAACGCTCCGCTGATAATAATGTTCCACCCCTCCGCAATCCTGCCATGATTGTGGTACGCATCACCGTAATCCTTGGCCCTCTGACCGTTGATTAACTCTTTGGCTTTGTCTAAGACTTCATCTCGTTTCATAGCGTGTACCTGTATTTGTTACTGCTCTGTAGAATGTACAACGTGTGCCTTGCTCTGGTCACCCCGACATAGAACGCTCGATGCTCATCGTCTGGGTGGTCACTGTTCACACACGCTGCGGTGGACGCCGTATATACGACGCAGTTATCATCTTCCCCGCCCTTCATAGCATGGAAGGTGGATAACTTAATGCGTGGCTCGGACAGTAAATCGTCACCCCTTCGCATCATAGCTACGATATACTCTCTCTCAGCTTTGCCAATCCTTAATACTTCCGACGCAGACTGTTCGGCTCCCACCAACAACCCATAATCTTTTTGCAGTTGCTCCATGGTGAGCTCCGCATCCGACGCTAAAGTATCTAGCATCTGAGTGGATCCTCGTTTGACAACAGCGTTCTGCCCCTGCTTTGGGACCGACGAATAGAAGTCCTTGATCCTTTGCAGCGACACCGTCTTGTCCGCGCAAAGATCCTGCCAAGTAAAGATGTTTGCAACCAAGGTAGGAGACACACTGGGCCGTCCCTTGATGGAGTATTTAAACCCCGCCTTCTTTATGTGGTCCGCCAAGTCCGTAACATAGCTGTTGGTCCGAGCCATGATTGTCCACGACCCCTCGTACAACGGGATGTCATCCAAGTGATAAACAAACTCGACCTTTCCCTCCTCGTCACGCGAATCAAACTCCTTCTCGTGCCGTCCGGATATACGTTCGGATATACTGTTTGCCAAACGATGCACGGCCTTGGGAATACGGTAGGATTTCTCCAGAACTTTTACATTGTTCGAGCTCTCGTTAAACAAATCAACATCAACGCCCGTCCACCTGTGAATAGCTTGGTCATCATCCCCTGCAATAAACACCTGATCGGCATTGTCCGCTATCTTCTCAGCCATCTGCCATTGCAGCGGAGTAAAGTCTTGGGCCTCATCAATAAACAAGAAGTCTAGGCTCGGCGCTTCCCCCAACGGAATGTACTTCTCGATCATGTCCACAAAGTCAAACTTGTTAGTCGCCGCCTTGTACTCTTCGATCTGCTTGGACAACTGCACAAGCTTCGGGAAAAACAAATCACGGTCCCCCGCATCGTTGAACTCACGTTCCAGATCAATCATACGCAGCCGAGCTCGGTGCTCCAGTTGCAGATACTTGGACCCTGATCCTCCAATCGTGGGCAAAGACAAGCCATCCTCTAGCGACATACGCATCTTACCTTCAAACGTCAGGCCGAGCTCCCGTCCTATGTTGTCGTAATCTTCCTTGGTCATGATGTCTTGAGGCTGCAACCCTAGTCCATGGAACCCGAACGAGTGGCTTGTCTTCATAAACGGAAAGTCTTTTGGCTCCAGGTTAAACTCAGCACAGGCCCGAGCAACCATCTCCTCGATGGCTTTACGCGTAAACGAAATCACGCCGATCCTTGACGGGTGCGTTCCTTTTTCCAACGCCGCTTTGATCTGCTGTATCAGGTAGTAGGTCTTGCCTGTCCCTGGAGGGCCAAGCACCAGTTCCGCTTTAGGTATCATACTCTTTGCCCCTTGGTCTTGAGTTTACCCAATCTTCAACCTCGGACAGAACCCAACGGCTAGAGGACCGCTTGTTTGTTTCGTCCCCCAGAACAATGGGCTTCGGAAAGTTGTCTGTAGTCTGCGCTAACTTGTAGACGTAGGATCGCGACACACCCAATAGGTCCGCAACTTCCCCCACTCGGAGCAAGCGATTAGAATGGGATGTCATTTGATATCTCCTTCACAGGCAATTCGGTTTCATCTTCTTCAAAAGCAGGGACGTACCAACATCGGATGTTTGTCCGCTTCCCTTTGGCTTTTACTATATTCTGCACTCCATTGTCGCCGCCCATGTCCCGTATCATCTGAATAATGTGCGCTCGGGTCTGACCAACAAACCTTCGATGGTGCAGATACTCCAACAGGCCTTCCAACTTAAACTTCGTCACACCACCATCGGTCCACGGTTTATTCATCTCGATTTCTTCTGGAGCCATGGCACGAATGTGACTGGTGCAGTAGGCAAACAAGTGCTCCTTGAATTGACCCGCAATCGTCTCCTCATACGGCACATCGATGTACGTTGCTTGGCTCATCAAACTGTTGACCATCTGCTGCCACTTCTGTGGCTTAGTAGTCGGCGGCATAAAGTTACACTGCTCCATGCAAGCTCGCTGCCAGAGCGTTTGATTCTGCAACTGCTCTGAGCTCAACTGAATCCGCAACCCGTTTACATCCATGAAATACAACCGAGGCTCAGACAACATGATCGTCAGCCCGCCAACCTGCGGTGCATCAGGCGCATCATCGCTGATCCCGTGCTTTGCCAAGACGCACAGAGATGGATCGCAGTATGACTTGAACGGCTCGTCCTTACAGGTGTACCCCCAGTCTTTCTTCTCGTGCTGTTTGATTACGGTCAGCACTTCTGAGGATGGAAGGGGTGGAGAGAATAACGTTCGGTTGTATTCCTCCAGGGAGGCTTGCCAACTATCCGGAAACTTCTTCTTGCAGTACACACCTATGAAAAACAAAAGCTTGTTCCTCGGCTCGCTCTGTGGCCCGTCCGAAAAGATGTTGCGTATGCAGGGAGGCCCATCGTCGAAGTGCTTGCGAACCTTGGTCGTGCTGCGCAAAGCTTCCAAGTCAGCCAACTCAACCCGGTTCTTCTCCACCGCATCCAAGAACTCATCCAGTTCCATGGCCTCGCCATTGGGATTGTAGCAATACCGCTGCGGAGTTTCCGCATTGAAGTACGGCATGTTTATAAAGTTGCCAACATCACCGCGCTCGGCAATGATCGTGTCCTGCTTTGGAAAAATCTCAACGCCACTGTGCCCAAGCATGATCGACATCTCGGTCAGGTATTCTCGGACCACGGCTGCTTGCTCCCACTCCTTGAGAAACAAATAGAGATGGGCGCCTCCGGACTTAGATCTGCAATGCAGCAACGGAAGCTTGAGCTTCTGGATCTTGTCCTGCATTTCTTTCTGGTTCAGATCATAGACATCCACATCTATAGCACCGAACCGACATTGGTTGTCTTCGTTGATCGGAATGGCCCCGACCCCCTGCTCGCCCTTGATGTGCGCTTTGACTAGCGCATCTGTCAGCGGCTCTCGTATGATCTTACTCTTTGAGTCTGCCTTACCGTTCCGACCTATCCGACCTACGGATGTCGTGCCGTGAGCATTCTTGGCTCCGGCAAACGCGGCAAGCAGTTTTTTAGATTGTGACATTTACTGCTCCCAAGTGAAAAGGGAGGCGGATACCCGTCCGCCTCCCCAAGGCTGCTAGAAGGGGATTTCATCATCCTTCAACGGAGGAGTGGGAGTGGAAGCCCCTTCCTCCGGTGCAGCTTTCACTTCGCCCGCAGCGACACTGTCGCGGAAGGCTTTGGCCTCAAGCATTAGATCACGGCTATCAACCAACCCGACCTTCTCGATCTGATAGTTGAACCATGTACCTTGGTCATTGCTCTCTTCAACAGTGCTGAACTTCCAGATCGTAGCAAACAGGGGTGGCAGAACCATCTGCCCTGTCTTTGGATGCTTAACCTTTTGCATCGCAATCTGGGTCTTCCAACGACGGCTGACCTTTAACTGGCTAGACTTCATGTCGATCACAACAGGTTGCGTGATCCCGTCCTCACCAATCAGTAAGCAGAAGTGCTGATCAGATTTGACCAACTCATTGCCGTTGGGCAGGATCTCCTTGGATCCCGAGCGCGAAGTCTGTTGCAACACAGGATCGGTTGCAGCAATCTCTCCTTGGAAACCACCACCTTGATCCCGAGGAACGAACTCCAGGTACTTAACAGTCTGGTAGCAGGGGATCACAGTGACCCCGTCCTCTCCTGTGAACAGTTCCATGGTGACGTTGTTAAACAAATCACCTTGCTCCGAACCCTTGATGTGACTGGCCTCGCGCTTGTTTAGCTGCGGGGACATCGCTTGCAGGATACGAACAAACGGGATCTGCATTTCAGAACTGTCAAAGGCG